GTGTCTTTCTTGACGACGTCCAGCTTCCTAAAACGTCTATTCGGCCTCGAAACCAAAGCGAGCATTGCAACGCCCGATGCGGCGTTCTTTGAACTCTTCGGCGCGCCGTCGTCTGCCGCTGGTATTCGCGTCACCCCAAAAATCGCTATGGAATGTGCGCCGGTTGCCTGCGCCGTCAACGCGATCTCTCAGGCAATCGGCCAGCTTCCGGTATTCGTCTATGAGCGCGGAGCCGATGGCGCAAAGGAACGGGCGCCCGACCATCCTGCCTATCGCCTGCTGCACGATGAGGCGAACGATTGGACGCCCGCGAGTAAACTGCGCCAAGAGCTGACACGCGACGCGCTGCTCTATCCCAACGGCGGCTTCGCCTTCATCAACCGTGTTGATGGCAAGCCCGTTGAGCTGCTGCGGCTTGACCCCGAAGTTACCCCGGTGACCGTTGATTGGTCCTCTGGTGAGCCGGTCTATTCCGTTCAGGAAGGCGGGCAGACGCGACCGATTGCGCGTGAGAACATTCTCCACATTCCAAGCCCGTCGCTGTCCGGCAAGGGCCTTGCGCACGACGCTCGCGAGGTTATCGGCCTTTCGCTTCTGATGGAGCGGCACGCGGCCCGCCTGTTCGCGAATGGAGCCCGACCCTCGGGAGTGCTTACGCTCAAGTCCACCGCCACTGCCGAAGTTATGACGAAGATCAAAGCTGCATGGCAGGCAGCAAACAGCGGCGTGAACAGCGGCGGTACGGCCATGCTGCCTGCCGATGTTACTTGGCAAAACCTCACGCTCAACTCAACAGATGCTCAATTCCATGAAATGCGGACCTTCCAAATCCAGGAAGTTGCGCGCATCTTCCGGGTGCCCCCGCATCTTCTGTATGAAATGGGCCGCGCTACGTGGTCGAATTCGTCCCAGCTCGGTCAGGAATTTCTCGACTACACTCTCATGCATTGGATTACGGCTTGGGAAGGTGAGCTGCGATTGAAGCTCTTCTCGCGTGAAGAGCGGAGCAAATACATCGCAGAATTCTTCACCGACGCCTTCGCACGCGCCGACCTCTCGGTTCGGATGGAAGCATATAGCAAGGCGATTGCCGCGCGCATCTTGAACCCAAACGAAGCGCGCGCTGCTGAAAACCGCGCTGCATATGCCGGCGGGGACGAGTTTATCAATCCGGCAATTCAGGCAGCTGCAACGGTGGTGTGACCATGGCGACCATTCGACTTTACGGGCGACTCCGAAAGGAGTTCGGCGACAAATTCAAGTTTCACGTTCGCACAGCGGCCGAGGCGTTGCGCGCCCTCAACTGCGCGTTCCCCGGACGCTTCGTCAAAGCGATGGAGTTTGGCTCCTATCAGTTGATCCGTGGCAAGCGGAGCAAAGGTATGGATCTCGATCTTGAGCTTGTTCATGGGCTCAATCTGGGTGACTGCGAGCTGCACATCATTCCGGTGGCGACCGGCTCCAGTAATTCCAGCAAGGGCACGATCAAGACGATTCTTGGTGTCGTCCTCGTTGGCGCTGCGATCTTCATGGCGCCCGTCAGTGGCCTCGGCCTTCTGGGTGGTCTGAACTCGACTGCCTTTAGTGTGCTCGGTATGACATACGGCCAGATCGCGGCCATCGGCGTCGGCCTGGCGCTCGCCGGCGTCGCGAACCTGCTCTCTAAGCCTGCCCAGGCGACCGAAACAAACCAGAGCTACAACATCGTCGGGCCGAGCAACACCGGCGCCCAAGGCGACGCTATTCCGCTGATCTACGGCGAGGTGATTACCGGCTCGGTCGGTGTTTCGTTCGACGCGGATGTGGAAGATATCGGTGCCTACCAGGGTGTCGATCGCGCGTCGCTGTATGCGCGTGCCGCTCAATACGGTGCCGTATGAGCGGCACAGCGATCACCATGTTTCTGGGCGACGCCGAATATTGGTTCGACCTTCCGCCAGCACAGGTTGCTGAGTTGGAAAATAAGACCGGCGTCGGCATCGGTCTTCTTTGCCATCGAATTTTTGCCCGGCAGTTCAGCCTAACCGAGCTAAGCGAAATTATCCGCCTCGCTCTGATCGGTGGTGGCACGTCTCCGGAAAAGGCCGCACGGCTCATTGCCTGCTACGTCAACGGTCGGCCGATCGTGGAGACGTATCCGCTCGCCGAAGCCGTCCTTGAAGCGCGTTACTTTGGAATCCCCGATCATGGACAAGATTGAGATCAAAGCACAACTCGGGGTCGACGATGCCGGTGTCATCACCGGCATTGCATGGCCGTTCGGCTCGCCCGACAGCGTGGGCGATATCATCACCAAAGGCGCTTTCAACGTCGCGGTCTCCGATCTGCCGATGCTCTTCCAGCACGACCCGGCCGACCTAGTCGGCACCTGGGAAGAGGTTCGCGAAACCGACGAAGGGCTCGCCGTGAAAGGCAAGCTGCATCTCGCAGAAAGCGCCCGCGCTCGCGCGGTTCGCGGCCTTGTGCAGGGAAAGCTGATCGCAGGTCTGTCCATCGGCTTTCGGACCAAGGCATCCGCTCGTCAGGGCAGCAATCGCGTCATCTCGGCGCTGGATCTCTTCGAGATCAGCCTAGTCCGTAATCCCAGCCATCCCAAGGCGCGCGTGACCAGCGCGAAGCAATTCAATTCGGCCCAAGCAATCGCCGCGGCCATCAACAGCGCTGCGGCGCAAATCAGGAAGTAAGCATGAACACGAACTATCTCGAATTGAAGGAAGCGACCGGCGAGGGCGATCAGTCCCTTGAGGTGGTGAATAAGGCTCTTTCCGAGCTGAAAGAAGCTGTTGAAACGAAGGCCGCGAACGACAATAAGCTGGCCGATCGGCTGGACCGTATCGAAGCCAAGATGAACCGGCCGGGCATCGGTGCCGCGAACGACAACGACGACCTCGAGCGTAAGGCGTTCATTTCGTTCGCGCGTCGTGGTGTCGAACGCATGGGCGCCGACGAACAGAAGGCGTTGACCGTCTCGACCGATGCGTCCGGCGGCTACCTCGCCCCGGAGCAGTTCGGCAACGAGCTGATCAAGTTGTTGCGGCAGTATTCGCCTGTCCGACAGTATGCCAACGTTGTCAGCATCGGGGCTGCCGAGATCAAGTATCCACGCCGCACCGGCAGCACGGTGGCGTCCTGGGTGGATGAAACCGAGGATCGCAGCGAAAGCGAGCCGAGCTTCGAACAGATCACAATCGCGCCGTTTGAGCTGGCGACCTATTCGGACGTTTCGACTCAGTTGCTCGAAGACAACGCCTACAATCTGGAAGGCGAACTCGCTGCGGACTTCGCCGAAACCTTCGGCATCAAGGAAGCGACGGCCTTCGTGAAGGGCTCCGGCGTCAAGCAGCCGGCCGGCATCATGACGGCCAGCGGCATCGCCGAAGTCAAGACCGGCGCAGCGGCGGCGTTTCCGGCTACCAACCCGGCCGACGTGCTGATCGGCATGTATCACGCGCTGCCCGGCGTTCATGCCCAGAACGCCGTTTGGCTGATGAACCGCAATACTCTCGGTGCGATCCGCCAGTGGAAGGATGGTCAGGGTCGCTATCTGATCGTCGATCCGATCTCGGCCGGTGCGCCGGCAACCCTTCTCGGCCGTCCGATCGTGGAAGCGCTCGACATGGATGACATCGGCGCGAACAAATACCCGGTGTTGTTTGGCGATCTGCAAGGCTATCGCATTGTCGATCGTGTCGGTCTGTCGGTGCTTCGCGACCCGTATTCGCTTGCCACCAAGGGGCAGGTTCGGTTCCACGCTCGGAAGCGGGTCGGTGCCGGCCTCACTCACCCCGACCGCTTCGTGAAGCTCAAGGTCGCGGCCTGATGAGCAAGCGGCGGCCCCTGCTGTCGGACACGACGATTTCGCTCGGCAGCTTCTCTGTTACGCTGCGGCCGACGTTGCGGGCTGCTGCGACCCTTCATCATCAGTGGGGCGGCTTCGCCCCACTGTTGAAGGCTGTCTCTCAGGGCAGCCATTCGGCTATTTGTGACCTAATCCGCGTTTCCGCGATCACAGATGCATCCGGTGTCCTCGATACGATTGAATACGAAGCACTTCACTTCTCTCTTTACGCGCTCGCCGAACCGCTCGCTCGGTTCGTCTTGAGCCTTGCTGGTGTCGATGAAGGCCAAGAGAGCCGTAACGAAGGCGAGCCGATCACCTTCGATGAATTCCATCATCGGCTTTTCGAGATCGCTACCGGTTGGCTCGGATGGTCCCCTGATCAGGCATGGGATGCGACGCCCGGCGAAATCCTTGCGGCCCAGAAAGGCCGCCTTGAGCTTCTGAAGGCAATCTTTGGAGGCAAGGAAGACGGCGAGGAAACAATCGACGCCATTCCGGGCAAGGTTGATCCCATTGCCCGTGCCAAGTTGAACGCGCTCGGCGACCTCGCAACTACGAGGATGCCGTGATGCCGATGAAGCCGCCACGAATCTGCGACTGCGGCCGAAGAGTTGCGTACGGCATCATCTGCATTTGCCAGCGCGAGCGCAGGGCAGAAAAGGAGAAGCGCCGTCCGAATGCCAACGCACGCGGCTACGACTCCAAATGGCAGAAGGCGAGTAGAGCGTTCCTTGCTCGCCCCGAGAATCGCTACTGTGCTTGCGGGTGCGGTCGCACTGCGGAGTGCGTCGATCATATTAAGGCGCATAAGGGCGACATGCGTCTGTTCTGGGACCGCTCCAATTGGCGTCCCATGGCGATCGTCTGCAACACCAGAAAGGCCATCCGTGAGGAAGGTGGGTTCGGTCGCCCATGATGTGCCCGGAGAAGAATCTTTGGTGTGCGGTGATCAACCAGGCGTTGCTTGATGCCACGTCACAAACAGGCAGTGCCGATCGGGCGCGAGCAATCGATTGGCTTACCAAGCCGAACAGAGACTTTGTCCTAACCTGCAACCTCGCTGGCTATGAACATGATTTCATTCGCCAGAAGGCGCTTGCTTTCATTGAAAAGCACGAAGCGGAGCAGGCAAGGAACAACAAGGGGTGTGCGTCGCATTACGAATACGATGGGAAACGTCAGTCCCTGAACGATTGGGCGAAGGAGACCGGCATTCCGGTTGCCACGCTGCATGATCGGATCAGACGCGGCTGGTCCTTTGAGGATGCAATCACGAGTGCGGTGATCGGACCGAACAGTAAGCTCTTCAAGTTTGAGGGGCAATCCAAGACGCTCGCGGAATGGGCGGACCAGTACGGTCTTCCGCATACTGTGGTCTATGCCCGTCTCAGGCGTGAGTGGTCCTTAGAAGCGGCACTCACAACGCCTTACGAAAAGGGACGAAAGCCCCGACGAACGGGGAGGGTGGTCGCCAACTTTGGCCAGAGCGCCCCAGACCGCATGTCCCCCACCATGCAAGAGAGCACCTAATTGGGATTTTTTTCTATGGTCACCCTGGAAGATTTGAAAGCGCACTTGAACCTTACCCTCGACGACGATGACGCCCTGCTGACAAGCAAGCTTGCTGCCGCCAAGCAATGGATCACAGGTTACATCGCGTCAGACGTAGATGCGGCGACCACGCCCGCACCAGTGGATGAAGCTGTGCGTCAGCTCGCCGCGTATCTCTATGAGAACCGCGAGGCGACGTTGGTTGGCATCACCGCGGCTTCGATGCCCTTGCTGGCGCCCTATCGGGCTTGGAGCTTCTAAAATGGCGAGTTCTGACCCGTCTTTAGCGCTGCAAGCCCTCATTCGCGAGCGGCTAATTCAGTCTTCCGATCTGAATGAGCTTGTCCCTCCCGACAATGTTCTGGACGTCACCGGTCGCCCGGAGCGTATGCCTGCAGTCATCATCGGCGAGGGCCAGACGCTCTATGACGATTTCAGCGCGACGACCACATCCGTCCTGCACGTCTGGTTCCAGGAGTCCGGCCTTAAAGCTGCAAAGCAGGCGGCCAGCGCCATCGTTGAAGCTGTACGAGTAGATGCTCAGCGGGACGGGGCTTTGCGAATTCCCGGTTTCATTGTTCACGATATGGCGGCGAACCGGACTCATTACATGCGCGACCCCCACGGGCCATATTCCCATGCCGTCATTTCCGTCTCTGCGATTGTTCAGGAAGCCTGAACATGCGAGCGGGAAGCCTCGATAGCGTGATCCTAATTCAGCGACCGGTGACGACGATCGATGAATACGGCACCCCGGCCGAAAGCTGGGAACTGGTCGCCAAGATGCGTGCTGCTGTTCTGCAGTATTCTCTGGAGGATCGGGAAGGGCAGCGCGGTTCGACCTCTGAAACCGAAATCACATTCCGGACGCGATATCTTGCGGTAGTCAACCTGGACCACCGCGTCCAGTACGACGGTGACAGCTACACCATCAAAAGCATTCGAGAGCTAGGGCGCGCCCGCGGCCTAGACCTAACTTGTGCGCGAGCTGGAGCTTGACAGATATGGCTTCAACCTGCGGACTCGGATCGCCGCCGCTGGATTTCTGCGCGCAACTCTTGAATCAAATCACGCCCTCGCTCAATCGTCTCACGAACGCTGTCGTTGGCACGTCTCCATTCTTCGGCAACCCGCTCCGGACCGGGGCCGAAGCGACGTTGGTGCGAGACGTTCGTCACCGTTGCTCGCAAGTTGTTTATCCGTTCAAGCCAAAGTCGGGCGCGGCCTCCAAAAGGATCTGGAGGAAACGTAGGCAAATTGAGTGGCAACTCGGCCGCGTCAGACAATCTGATGAATGTGTCTCGAAAACCGTCAACATCATCGTCAGGTATCGCCGAAAACTTTTCGATGATAGCCGTCAGGAACTGCTCGACGCCCTCAAGAGCCTGCATTTCCCGGATCTTCTGCTCGCGAGCAAAGCGCTTCATTTGTTCTTGTGCGGCGTCAGCCTGAATCGTCGCCTGTTCAATTTGGCGATCAACTGCCACGTATGCGATGGCGGCAGCAAAAATTGTGCCCGCGGCACCTATGATCGAGCCGAGAAAAGACGGTTCGATTTCCCAATACCGATAGTAGTTGGCGACTAGCCCAATGATTGCTGTCGATGCGAGAAGAACGAAGAAAATGATGACCAAAAACAGGACGCTTTGCATTTTAGTATCCATGGCGCAAATGTGACGGAGGGGCGCAAATGAAGGGACGCAAACCCGAACTCTGCTCTGATTCGTTCGCGCTACAAATAGCGGAATCCCCTCCGGCTTGGTTATCGAAACATGCCAAAGCGGAGTGGCGCAACGTAATGCCGGCGCTTATTGAGCGCCGCATCCTTACGCGAGCCGATCTAGGAAGCCTCGCCAGCTACTGCGTTGCGATGGGACGCGTTCGCGAGATCGAACTTCAACTGCGCGCCGGCTTCGATCTCAAACTGAACCGTGCCCAAGACGCTGCGATGAAGACCGCCCGCCAGCTTGCCGCCGAACTTGGCCTTACGCCCGTCTCGCGCAACCGCCCCGCGGTCCGTGACAACGACACAGCGGAAGACGATGACAACCCGCTCAACGTCTGACACTTACCCGCATTGGCTATTCGACGGCTCGCCGATCGCCGACCCCTTAGGCCACGGCGAGCGCGCGATCACGTTCCTGCGCAGGCTGAAACACCCCAAGAGTCCGGCCCCCAAGCGCGCGCTGGTGCTAGACGAATGGCAAGAACGGATCGTCCGACGCATCTACGGACCGCGCGATCGGCACGGGCACCGAATCATCAAAACCGTTGTGCTTTTGCTGGGGCGTGGGAATCGAAAAACGTCGTTGGCAAGTGCTCTGTCCCTTCTGCACACGATTGGACCTGAACGCCGACCCGGTGGTGAGGCCATTTTTGCGGCGAGCGACCGCGCGCAAGCCGGGCTCGGCTTCAAGGAAGCCGCAGGCATCATCCGGGAAGACAAGCGGCTCATTGCAGCGACCCGGATTTACGACGCTCACAACAGCGTCAAAAAGATCGTCTTCAACAAGGACGGCTCTTTTCTGGAGGCAATCAGCGGCGAAGGTGCGCCGGCCCACGGCCGCACCCCAGCCTTCGCCTTCGTTGACGAACTGCACATTTGGAAGAACGCGGACCTCTGGACCGCGATCAAGTCCGGCCTGCCCAAGACGCAAGGGTCCCTGCTAATCATCGCGACGACTGCCGGCCGCGGTCAGGACAACATCGCTCACGAGATCGTCGACCGCGCCCGCAAGGTCGCGCGCGGCGAGATCGATGACCCGTCATTGCTGCCGATCCTGTTCGAAACGCCCGACGATGCCGATTGGAGAGACGAAGCCCTTTGGTACCGCGCAAATCCTGGCCTTGCACTCGGCTATCAGGACATTGAGGGCCTGCGCCAGCTCGCGCGCGAGGGCGAAACCAGCATCACAGCCCGTGAGACCTTCCGGCAATACAATCTGAATGTGTGGTTGGATTCCAGCGCCGACCCGTTCGTTGAGATCGGCATCTATAATCGAGGTGCCGCGCCGATCGACCTGAACGCGCTTGCTGGTCAGCCGTGTTGGCTTGGCGTCGATATGAGCACCACCACGGACCTAACCGCCGTGGTCGCGGCCTTCCGGGACGGCGACGGCTATGTTGTGGTCCCGCAATTCTTCTGCCCGGCTGACAACCTGCGCGCCCGCGCCGACCGTGACGGCGTGCCTTACGTCGAATGGGCCAAGCAGGGCTTCATTACCCCGACGACCGGTAACGTGGTCGATTACCGGGCCGTTGAGGTTTGCATTCGCGGCCTGTGCGAGCGCTTCGACGTTCGGGAAATCGGCTTCGATCCGGCCTATGCGCAGCCTGTCATGGGGCCGCTGACCGATGACGGCTTCCCGACTTGCACCATCCGGCAAGGCTGGGTGACTCAATCACCTGCTCTCAACGAGCTGGAACGCGCGATCGTCGGCGGCAACTTCCGACACGGCGGGCACCCCGTCTTGTGTTGGTGCTTTTCGAACGTCGCAATCCACACCGACAGCGCCGGCAATCGGACGATGCACAAAGGCAAAAGTACCGATCGAATCGACGGCGCAGTTGCAACTTGGATGGCCGTTTCACGGGCCGCAGCAGGCGAAAGCAGCGGCCTTTCGTTCCTCGCCGATCCCTCGATTACTCCCGACATGCTGGTTCTCTAAAATGTCAGACGAACTAGATCGGTACTTCGAACAGCTCCCGGAACAGGTACGGCAGCACGTTTCCGAAGCTGTTCAAGCCGAGGCCGAACGCCTCTCGGATGCTCAACGGGCTGCGCTCCGGGCGTTGCAGCAATCGCCAGACGAGACTGGCAACCTTGAAGAGAGTTGCACCGTCGTTCCCGGAGCAGATGACCTTGAATTCATCGTTCAGGCTGGTGGCGAGACGACGACGAAGGAGGTGCGCGAAGGAAGCGGCGAGCCATACGACTACGCGGAAGCGTTCGAATACGGCACCTCGCGCCAGCCGGCGCGCCCTTTCTTCTTCAACACCTACGGCGCAATGCGCGACGAAATCGAAACCAACATCGGAAACGCAATCAGCGAGGCATTGAAATGATCAGCGAATGCGCCCGCACCCTCGAATGGGCGGGCGGTCAACACACCTTCAACCTTGACCATCCTTGGGTGCGAAGTGTGCTCGCCGTCCGCGGACTGCCGGGCGACAACGGCAGCAGCCCGGCCGCTTGCCTTCGGCGCTTTCAAGATGGCCTCTACACGGAGGACGACGTATCACGGGTGCTTGAGCTTGCCCTGATCGGAGGCGGCAAGACGCGAACGCAGGCAACGGATTTGATCGCGGCGAACGTGCGCAAGGGACCGTTAGCAGCTCACGCTGTTATCGCCTTTGAAGTCTTGGCAGCGCTATTCGTCGGGCAAGGTGCCTAATGACCGTTCCCGCGCTCAACATCCCGATCCGCGCCGACGTCGACAAGTTCGAGCGCGACATGAACAAGGCGGCGGACGTCGCCGGCAAGGCCACCATGGCGATCACGAGCAAGGTGATTGCGATGAACAGCACCTTCCTCGCCTCTCAGGGGGCGGCGGGCCTGGCGACGCTGGCACTTGGCCGCGTGCTCGGCGTCGTCGGGCCGCTCGCCCTGGCCATCACCGCCGTAAAGGACACGTTCGATTTCTTGCGCTATTCGGTGAAACTGGCCGGCGAGCGCATCGAAGAGTTCAACGGCATTGCCGCGAAGGCGGGCAGCGCCAACGTCACCACCGATTTCTACCAGCGTATTGAGAAGGCCGCGAAGGGCGCTGGCCTGTCGATTGATGACAGCACCGACGCGCTGCGGCGCTTCAACGATGCCACCAGCACCAAGCTCGGCGGCAGCGACCTTGAACGGCGCATCAAGGAACTGTCCGAAGCGGGCAACCTGTCCGGCAACCGCGGCCTTGCCCAATTCAGCATCGCCACTGGCACCGAGGAACGCATCCGCGCCTTCGTCCGCCTGATCGATGAAGCCATGCAGAAGGGCGAGCGCCTTGCCGCCCTCGACATTGCCGAGAAGGCGTTCGGCCCCAAGGTCGCGGCCAACCTCAAGGCCGATGCCGGCTACCTTGACCAGCTTCTCACCCGCGCCGATGCGATCAGCAAAGCCGAGATCATTTCCGAGGCCGACGTCGGCCGCGCCATCGCCCTCAAAGAGCGGATGGAGGAAGCGCACAAGATCCTCGCCGACAAGTGGAAGCCGATTCAGAACGACATTGCCGAACTTGGTATCAATTTCAAAGAGAACACCACGGCGATCGTTGAAAAGTTCGCCGAGCTGGTCGGGCTCGCGAACCAGCTTTATGCATCGCTTAAGTCCATCCCGGACCTGTTCGCCGAACTCGGCAACTCGCCGATCTGGTCCCGCCTGACCGAACTGACCGGCGCCCTGGGCCTGAATTCTGATCCGGCCGCGCTTGGCATCGAGACAGGAATCGACGTCGGCCGCGCCACGGCGAACGACAAGCTGCGCGCGGCGCTACAGAACCGCGCCAGCATGATGCGCGCCATGCAGCAGGCATCGGAAGTGCAAACCGCCGTCCGCGGCGACACCTCGCGCACCCCGGCGCCGGCCAAGACCGGCGAGGCGAACGCCTTCGACACCACGGCGGCTTCGATCGAACGCCATACCGCCCGCGTGCAGGCCGACACAAAAGCCGTCGGTCTTGGCGCCGCGGCGCTGGACGAGATGCGCGCCCGTGCATCGCTGCTTACGGCGGCACAACAGGCCGGCATTGAACCGACCGCGGCAATGACCGCCCGGATCGACAAGCTCGCCAAGGCGGCCGGCGAAGCGGCCGAACAACTCGCCAAGGCCAAGGTCAATTCCGAGATCGATTTCGGCCGCAAGACCGCGATGCTGTCGAGCGAAGATGTCGCCGTTGCCGGCCAGCTCCGATCGATCTACGGCAACGATGTCCCCGCAGCGCTCGCCAGCTCGGAAGCCGCAGCCCTGCGACTCAACGAGGCTCTGAGGGGCTTGTCAGGTTCGATCGAGACCAGCCTGACCAGCGGCCTCGCCGATATTGCTACAGGCGCCAAGTCGGTCAGCGTCGGCTTTGCCGACATGGGCCGCGTTGTGATCCGCGCGCTTGAGGAAATGATCATCAAGATGGCGGTTGTTCAGCCCTTGATGCGTGCCCTGTCGGGAGGTCTTGGCTTTTCGGACGGCGGCGTCGTCTCTGCGCCCGCGTCTGTCATGGTCGGGAATTACGCCATGCCGAAGTTCGATGTTGGCGGATTCACCGGTCCCGGCGGCAAGTATGAGCCGGCCGGTATCGTGCATCGGGGCGAGGTAGTGTTCAGCCAAGCCGACGTGGCGCGCCACGGCGGTGTCGCCAATGTTGAGGCATTGAGGCTCGCTCGCCTGCCATCCTTCGCGGACGGTGGGGCGGTCGCGGACGCGGCTCAGTCGATCGGCGGCAGCGCGGTCAATGCCCCGACCATTGCGCCGACTTTCAACGTTAGCGTTCAAGGCAATCCCGGCGCTTCCAATGAAGACCATCAGCGGATGGGCGAGACCATCGCGAAGGCCGCAGAACACTCGCTCCGGCAGCTCATTGCTCAGGAGTTGCGCATTCAAATGCGGCCGGGCGGTATTTTACGATGACTTTTCGTCGCGCGGCGACCTCGCCGCTATAGTGCCGGCAGAAAAACAAAGGAGGGTTCGCGTTCGCGGCGCGAACCCTCTTAGTCAAGGAGTTCGAAGTAAAACGATGCCGTCGCATACTTCTATGGATCATTATAGCGCCAACTGCGCAGAGGATCAGAACAATTTCGAAAATTTATCATTAGGAAGTGGGCCAGCTTGCGCCGAGAAATGTACGGACGATCTCGACCGCTGGGGCGAAGAGCTTCTGCAAGACGTCAGATGCGGCAGGTTCGTCATTGGGAGTGGCATTACCGAAGATGAGGTGATCGCCGCGCTAGATGCTACTGACTTCATCGGTGATGAAACGAACGCCTGCGTGGCGATCTCCCAGGGCGACGACGCGCTCAACCGGTCGAAAAATGTTTCGGTACCATCCGCGACTGGGTCGAATAATGTCTTGGTTCAGCGGTCAAAAAATGTTCCGGAGCAGCGGTCGAAAGATGTCCCGTCCCGCCGTCGTCGAAGTGTCGAAAAGGACGGCGAAACCATCGCGAAAATCCGAGCGTTCAAGCTCCCGGTTGCTCCGCTCACGTCTTCATCTTTAGTTACTCTCTCTTCTCCTACCCATAACCCTGTCACGCTCTCTCCAGCGAATGACAATCTTGTACCGGTGTGGGCTCTCACGGGAGATCGCGTGAAGGTTCTATTTGCGAACGTCGCGCTCCAGATCGCCGAGGGAAGGCGCCACGTTGCCTTCACCTTCAATTTGACGCCTGACGCGACCGACAGGGCCAAAGCCCATTCAGCGGGCTTCCTAGATTGTCTGAAGCGCGATTTCGATCGGGAGCTAAAGCGGAGCAGTCTCGATCTTCTCTATTGGTTCGCCGTGGACGTAGGCAGTGATGACCGCCTTCATCTTCACGGCGAGTTCTGTGCGGCCGATGGCGACGTTGAGGCCGTCCGGACAGCGATGAAAAAGGCTTGGGGCGCTTGGCGCACGCTCGGAAAGCATAAACAGGTTCGTTTCGAGCCAAAGCCTCCGGACGACGGATGGGCAACCTATGTGATGCGCAATCAAGCTGTTGTTTCGAAGCTGATCGGAAGCCGGACATTCACAATCTGTCATCAGCTTCGTCGGGATGCTGAGTGGGCTTACACCGAGCTTCGGCAAATCATGCGTGCTGAGGAAGGCGGGCGGCGCGGAGTAGGAACTTAAACCGAATAAGTCAGTACTGACTTACTAAGTATATGAATTTATTGATGAAAACAGTTGACGCGCGGGCGGGGCTGTGCGAGTCTTCAGTTATTGAAACTGATTAGAGGTGCCTAAATGCCTTTTACCCAAATCGTCCCGGATTGCGCTTTCGACAGGTTCGTTGCTGGGCGCGTGGATGCTGTTCTTCACGCCTTCGGCGCTATCCAGCCGTCTGCTTTTCTGCGCGGCCAGATCGAAGCCGAGATCACGGAAGCGATCGTCTGCGAGCGGGGTATTGCTCCGGAGTCGAGCTGTGAGCCGGACGCTGACGAAGCCAAGCCGGAAGAGTCTGATGAAGCCGAGTTCTTGGAAGACCCGCACGGTCACCGGTCTGAATCAGAAGCACGCTTCATTGATGAGGAAGAGGATCGCAATCCGTCGGGTGTGATCCGGTAGCGCCGCCAATTGGGCGCGGACATCAACCCGCGCCCACATCCATTTGGGCTAAGATTGCGCGATACAGTTGCATAATCGCCGGACTGCACCTACGGTCGCTCCGTTCGCTGATCCCTTTTGGAGCGTGCGTTTTGAAGTGCATTCGACTTTCGAATTTCCTTCCGATTTGTGCGGCTGCCTTGTTTAGTGTCGGAACAGCTCAGGCCAACGACACTGCAGCATTTAAGTCGCGGTTTGACGGTTCGTATGTCGGCTTAACCGGAGGGTACGATTTTTCGCTCTCTAGCACGGATCAGCGGGGCAACTTTCCGGTCGTTCCGCTCGACTCCTTACAGGGTGGCAAGGTCGGGGTAATCGGCGGCTACAACGCGACTTCAGATGCGCTCCTTATCGGATTTGAAGCGCGGGCTCAGTACTCATTCAGTAGATCGTCGGCATCAACATCTTTCTATCAGCCGGGAACATCTCTGCCATCCAGGCAGATGTGGATGCAGTGCTACGGTTGTTCTCAAGATTTTTTGGACAACTATCCAATTTCAAACAACCCGATCATTTTGAACTACAGTCAGACGAATTCGATTGTTCGTACCCGTCCATGGCAGGGCGATCTGTCATTGCGCGCGGGGGTGATCTTCCAAGACTGGTTGATCTTTGCCAAATTCGGCGCTGGTGCTGAAGAGACCGTTACGAAGACTACTAGAGACAGCTCCGGGACTTCGGTTTGTGATCCGATCGTTGTTCGCCAGCGACCTGCGGTCAACGAGGTTCAACTTGTTGCTGTCGGCTGCAAAAGTGTAACCGCTGGACCAATCACGGAAACACAGGATCGCTACTGGTCTCCAATCGCCATTCTCGGTTTCGGCGTCGAACGCAATTTTGGCAGCGTTTTTGTCAGGGCTGAATCGGAGATGGTCACCCACTTCAGCACTCAGCAGAATGGCGAAAGTATCTACTATACTCCCGCCGTGAACGTTTCTGTTGGATACCGGTTCTAAATTCCGGGTTGGCTAAGCCGCGGGATGATCGCCGGGACTACCCCACCGAAATGGCCGGATACGACATCGCCTCTATCATCTTAACGCGATCCTCAAGGATACCTTGCGGCATGAGGCCGTAACGCCCGGTCGTCGTGCTCTTTGTGTGTCCAAGCAGCGGTGCAAACTGTTCGTCAAGAAAGCCTGCGCGCCGAAAAGCGTCCGCGGCGGTATGCCGGAACGAATGAAAGTTCGTTGATTTGTCGCCCTTAACCCGCACCTTCCGGAAGTATTTATTAAACCAGCGCGACGGGAAGCCAGAAAAGAAACCCCGCGCATCCGGCTTAATCTCAGGAAAGAGCTGTGCCTCGCCGCGGTCGGCCATTGCTCTATGGTATTCTAGGAATCCGAGCTTGATCAGTTCGGAATGGATCGGGACCACGCGTTGCGACCCTTCCGTTTTGGTCGATTTTAGGTCTGAGCCTTCTCGCGTGATGTGCAAAATCCAAACTCCGTGCAACTCGCGAACGTCCGCGACTAAGAGTTGTGCGAGTTCTCCTAGACGTGCGCCGGTGTACAGCGCGAGCCAGGGAAGCCAATAGCGCCAATCTCGGATCTGAACGTTGCCGGGAAGGTGTTCATGTTCGGCGCCCTTGCAAGTCCGGAAGAGAGGAGAGGTAAAGATGCCTTTCAGTTGGTCATCGTTGAACGGAAAGCGGCTCCGCTTCCGCTTGTCGATCGACAGGAACATGCCTTGAGTGGCGTCCTGACTGATGTAATCGTTGTGCGCTAGCCATTGGGTGAAACCCGCAATCGCGCTGAGATATCGGTTTTGCGTGTTTTGCGCGATCGTCGGCCGCTTCAAGGTTTCATTGGCCTCAACGATCTTGTTGAAGTCCATCCCCTGAAATTCTTTCACGCTCGTCGCTTTGATGGGCCACTTGGCGAGCTTGTGCTTCCAGTCGCGAACGGCTTTCCGGGTTATGGCCGAAACGTGTGCGGTCTCACCGACATACTCAGCAAACCACCTCACGATGATCCGATTTTGCGCCCAGGTGTCCGCCGTGACGGACGCCTTCTTTTCAAGCTCATACTTTTCGAAGAGTTCCGAGATGGTTTCGCCCGGAGCCGCGATCTGTTGAGCCCGCGTCGGATCGGGTGGGGCCACGATGGGGTCGGCCGGCCTTCCAGCGAAGTTGCCGGCATCTCGCTCTAGGGTGCGTTCCAATGCCTCGATTTGAGCCCTTTGCAGGCGATGACATAGGTCGCGATATACGGAAGACCCTTTCGGGACCAGGAGTTTTTCCCGACGGATAACGTCATCAGCCGCCCACTCGATGAGGGCGGTTTCACCCTTGGCTGAGTGATTGCGAAGCTCGCCTAAGAGGATTTTGCGCCGATCGCTGTCGAGTCCCGCTGCATCGCGAATCACCTGAAGATCGAGGCTAGCGTTGAGCTGTACCAGAGGGTCATCGGACCACGGGATGCGGCCCGCTTGAATGTCATTTACCAGTTTGGCCGTGCTCGAATCGACTTCGCTCCGAGTCGCGAAGCGCGACCGAATCAACTGATCCTCGGTGAGGGCGGTTTCATAGTGTTGCCAGACCGCTTTTGCGATGTCGGACTCGGAGGGATCGCGACGGCGCCGGAGCGCTTCAAATTCTGCATCCCATGCGGCGAGCACCGGCTTTGCTTTGGTCTTGGCCTCTTTCGGGTCGCGCGTGCCGAGGGACTTCCAAATCTCAGTCTTAAAACGTCCCGGATGCTTTGTCGGGTAATAGGATTGAAGGTCCACGGGAATTGAAACTCGGGCGTAATACAT